GTTCCGGGATACTCTTGTTGCAAATCTCCGCCCAACTCGCGGCGCTGAGCTATCCAAAAATTCTTTTGCTCTTTACGTAGCTTGCGATATGTCTTGAACTCTAGCTGTTTAAAGTACTCAGCAGCTTCGTCATCAATAGCTTGATCAATGTCAAGTATACAATCAGGGTCATCAATCCACGAAAGAAACACAGGATAGAAATCTTTAGGTGCAAGCTGGCCAGACTCAAGAGCTAGTACTGAGTCATCCCAGATTGTTTTAAACATGTTCTTGCCTTCAGCAGTGCTCTCTATTACACCGGTGTTGCCGCGAGCAAGTGCTTGGAGCGTGCCCGTCTTTACTTCTTTAGCTCGCTTAGGTGAATTGTTAGCTATTTTGCCCATTTCCGAAATATGAAGTCGCTGCAACGTAGTAGATCGGAAAGACACACGAATAAATATAGTAGAACCATTGTTAAATGAAAACTCTTTGGTGTTGTCTTTTTCAAGAACAGCTTGACTATAAGCTTTAACATTACTATCTAAAGTATCCCACAAGAATTTAGCGCGTTCAAGTAGTGTAGAAGCCTCATCTGTGCCTTGTGCCATTAAACCAATGTTCATAAATGGCGCCCACACAGCGTCATCAAAATAACTAATAAGCCAAAATGTAGATATTCCTTGCTGTCTAGACTTAAGTATGATAATACGCGGGTGTTTACGCGTAGCTGCATAAACTATATGTTGTGCGTAGTTCATTCTAAAAGTAACAGGTGCACCGTACTTATCAATTATTGTATAAAGATTGTTTATACGCCATAGTTTGTTACTTAGATAGCGTCGTTCAAAGTCTTCAGTTGAAGTACCTAGCGGCGGCGCGCAACTAAAAAAGTCATAATGACCAACTAAGTCAGGATAAAGCTCGTTAAATTGCTCTTTGGTTATACTTAGCACAATTTCTATCCTTTACTGTTTTTAAGCCGTGATCACGCGGAGATAGCCATTGACAATTTTCTTTACAGTAGTTACCATTAGTGTTAACTCTATCTAGGTGCGCACCTGCAAAATACGTATTGCCCATGTCTAATTTAAACTGCTCGTAGCTGTTCCAATTTTCACAGCACACTATGCCTTTGTCAATATAATCTTGTAACTTAGTACATCTTACACGTAAATTTGTCCAAGCTTTGTGCAAAGGCTGTTTTGATTCTCCGTGTCGAGTTGTAGATAAAGCAGCAAGCTTTTGATTTTTAGCACTTTCTTTTGAACCACAAGGTTGACAATATTTTGTACTGCCTTGTGCTACATTATTATACATAGCCGTTCTAGTATTTCCACACTTGCACTGCCAAAGATATATTGCAAGTGAAGGTTTAGAAGTTCCAGATACGTATGCTAAGCAAACTAAATTATTAAAACTTGCACCTACATATTTATCATACTTACTCATTTAATCTCCAGGAGTGTCAGATAAAAATTGATTATATTTAGGTGTATCGCTACCAGGGTAATTGTTTTGCACGTTAACTTGCGTCATGTTTTTGTTGATAAACGAAGTCTGCAGCTTACACAATATATCAGTGATAACTTCTAGCTCAGATACATGTTCAATGCTAAGTAGCAACGTACGTGCACGCGTGTTTATTTGATGTGCCGTAGTTTGAAACTCCGCGCTAAGATGTTCAAGCCCTTTTAGCTTTTCAGTGAATTCACCAAGCGCTTCTTCTGCACCTGGCAACTTACTTAGCTTATCAGCTACTTCACTAAGAATAACATTGTCCATGTTAACAAGTTGGTCAATAGTACCATTACGCTTAGCATCGTCGTATTCTCTGCGAAGCTTTAGCACAGCGCCATAACTAATATCTAGATCATCAGCAATGTCTCTTGGCGCTGTGTCATTTTGCAATAATGAAATGACTTTGTATTTTTGCTGATTATCCATTTACTCAGCTCCAGGCTTGGTAATGTGTTCCTGCTTGTATTCTTTAAGAAGGTTAACAACCAAGCCAGAGAAGTTTAGATTTAAACGTTCACAGTGATCTTTAACCTCTCTAACAACTTGCTCATCATCAGGTCGTTTATCTTTAGTGCTGAATGTAAATATAGCCATGATAGTAGTTCCTGTTGTATATTAAACTTATATAAGATATTATATCTTAACGCTGTGTACATGTAAACGTTTTTGCTATATAATGTAGAAGTAGTTAATAGTAACTAATAAACCAAGGAACTCACCATGCCAGAAGAAAATGGTATTCCGACTTACGAGAGTCGGGTAAACGAAGTCATTACTGCAGCAACTAAAAGTGATGACGGCAAACTTGTACTCCCAGAAGGAACAGATGAAGGTTTAGCTTATTCAGCTATGGCAGAAATTCGTCGTCGTGACACACAAGGCGCGTATACCAAGAATCAGCAACAGCTTAAAGCGCTGCAGGCTGAAAATGAAAAGCTTGCATCTTCGTGGGAAAGCGACGCTGTTGCAAACCTTAGCTCAACCGAACAAGCTAAGTTAGAAGAGCTCAAGGTCCAAGACCCAGATACTTGGCGTTCAGAAATTGCTCGCTTAGAAGAAGAAAAGCGTGGTAAGTTTAAAGAGAAGCGTGAAGCTATTACCGCAGAAGCTTCTCAGATGACAGAGCTTGAACGCCGCAGCTCGCAACTTGAGCAGTTTAACAAAGACTACCCAGACTTTGCTCTCACTGATGAAGTTATTGAAAACGACATCCCTCCTCGCATTACTCGCAAGCTGGAAAAAGGCGAAATTAACTTTGGCGATTACTTAGCTGAAGTTGCCGCTTATTTAGGTAAACCTAAAAAGCTTGCGCCAGGTGAAACAGCTCCAGTTACTCCAGACTTTGCTGGTGTCCGCAGTTCAAATAGTCCTACTACTGAAGCACTTAAAGGCCAAAGTAAAAACGACTATAAGAAGGAAATTTTCTAAATAAGTTTAATAAGTTTACTTTAGCTGTACAATCTGATAAAATAGGTATAGATGAAGACAACTGCTTAAGCGTTCTGTAGGTGCTACACCGCGGCGGCAGTTGACTACAAGGTCTCCGGCTTGGAATCACCTACCGTCTGTATAAACACTCATTCTAACCCTAATTAAAGGCAGACAATTATGTCTACTGGTATTGTTAAGGTTGGTTCGGACCTTGAACGTCGTAAGTGGATGCGTGAAGGATTGATTCAAAAAGCTTCTATGTCTTTTTGGAACGCCTACACCGGAACATCTAAAGACGCTATCGTTTTCCAAGCCAACAACGAAAACTCAGGTGAAGGCCATACTGTCGTATTCGACTTTGATGGCAACATTTCTGGCAAAGCAATCAAAGGCAAAGACACTGCTTTTGGTAAAGGCGAGCAGAAAAAGAAATTCTCCGACAAAATTACTGTTGAGCGTTATCGTCTAGTAGTTGACAACGGTGACAAGTTTGACGGTGTAAACATTGGCGATTTGCAAATCAATGAGCATTCCGATTCTCGGTCTAAGCTTGGTGATCTCTGGATTCGCTGGAAAGATCAAGCTTTGTTTGATAGTGCACAAGGTCTACTTGAAACCAACGATGACGGTGTTCAAGCTCCTTCGCATACTATCGACCTTGGCGCTACATTCACTTTCAACCAGCTGCTTGACATTGAGCGCACGTTGAAAACTTCAAACGGCTACACAACTGGTGGCGTTCGCCGTCCTCTTGATCCGTTCCGTGTTGAAGGCAATGATCGGCCTGTTTGGATCTTTGTTGTTGACTCTGCAATGGCTAACGTTCTGCGTAAAGACACTGCTGGTTATCAGACTCTGATTCGTAGCGGCGACATTCGTGGCAACAACAACCGTAACATCTTAGGTGTTATTGGTCAGCTAGGCTCTATGCTTATTGTTGAAGCTGGGCAATTCTTTGGTTCTACTGGTGGTTCTACTCTCGGCTTTAGCTTGGACGACTCAGAAGTTGAAATGAGCGGCTTGCGTCAATACGATGGTACCGATCCTACAACTGCACTCTGGACTGGTCAAGAAGGCTTTGACTATGCGTCCACTGACTTGCACTCTCGCGGTGTAATTCTTGGCGCTGGTGCACTGCAGATTGCCATGGGTAAAATGCCAGATTATCGCTGGCAGCCGTCTCAAGACTTTGCAATCAAGTCTGAGTCTGCATTGGAGGTTTGGACTGAAGTACGTAAGACCAAGCTTAAAGCCGAAAACGCTAACTACAAAGCTGCGAAAGTATCTGACATCGATTATGGTGTTGTTACTGTCGACTTGCTTGTTGGCGCATAAGGAGAGTTGAATCATGGCTAACACTGATAAAACTCGAATTGCCGAATTCTGCCAAAAGAAAAGCGAAAGCTTTTTTGCAGGAGTTGTTGTAGAAGGCACAGGTGTTGCACAGCTAGCTGTTGGCTCTGGCAATTTTCTGATTGCTAATCTACCTCCACGTGCAATTGTAACAAATGCATACATCCATACTTTGGTTGTTGGCGATGCTGCTACGTCTAACGTAGTAACAATTGGTACAGCCGAAGGCGGTGATGAAATTCTAAGTGCTGGTGATACACTAACACTTGGTAAATCAGGCACGTTTACTGGTCAAGTATCTACAAATACAGGCGTAGCACTCTACCTTGGCGTAACCACTACCGGTGCCGCTACAGCTGTAGGTAAATATGTCGTAGTTGTTGAATATCTTGAGTTTGAAAAGAATACTGGTGAGTATACCAGAATCAAGCAAACTAGCTAATTAGTATTTAGCTAAATACGTAAAGGCCGCTTAATCTTGAGCGGCCTTTATTTAGAGGTGTAGTTAATGGCGACTCGAATAGAGAGAATACTGTCAAACGCCAGACTGACACTGGCCGATCCAAACAAAGAGCGTTGGGACGATCCAACTCTTATAGCTATACTTAATGAAGCTCAGATTGACTTTTGCCAGCAAACTCAAATGCTTCATACACGCATTAATGTGCCTATTTTTGCTGACAACCCCTATTTTGAATTGCCAGACAATTGCTGGCAATTGACCCGCGTACTTTACAAAAACAGCGTTATTCCTTTAGTTACTCACCAAGAGCTTGACTCTAGCAACGCCGTTGATTTGCGCGGTTATGCTAGCTTGTCTATTTCCGGTGAAGATTGGGAAACTCATAAAGGCGTGCCTGCAGCTATTATTTACGATCGAGCTAATATGCTGGAAGGTAAAGTTTACCCTATTCCAGATGAGCGCTTTAGATCAGAGCAAGATGTAGGTTATTTAGGTGTAACTACTTCTGTTGAAGGTGCAACACTACTTAGTGATTACGGTGTTGTTACAGATGTACTAGACAGTGATTCAGTAGACATACAGTACGATACAATTTTTGGTGTAGTTTCTAACTTTAGATTAGAAAACATTATTTCATACCTTAAATGCTATTTTCTAAACAATCCAGCTGACTTAGTTGATGCAACTAGTGTGCCTAGCATACCTGGTATGTACGATATTGCACTTAAATTTTATGTTTGCGGTCAAGCGTTCATGAACGACATAGATACCGGTTATCAGCAAAAAGGCGGTGATCAAATGCGTATTTATGAACGGCATATTAGAAACGCTAAAAAAGACAGTGCTCATGATTTTACTAGAGCTGGACAATTTGAAACAACGTATAGAAGCGGTGTATAATGAAGCTACAACGGTTTGATGGCGGCATAGCTAGTCGCTTAGCTCCTCAGCTGTTAAACATTAATCAAGGCGCTGTTTATGAAAACATAGACAATGCCACAGGTATTCTTACACCAGTAAAAGATAAGCTTGCTACAGCTATTGAAGTAGAAAAATACGCTAAGTACTTTGTTTCAGAAAACGAGTGGCTTAGTTCTGCTATACTAACTGATTACTTAGAATTTCAAAAAGTAATGTACTCTACAGACAGAGTAACCGCTCCGCAAAAGTATTCTAATGGTGTGTCTAACAACTTAGGTATAGCTAGACCTGTAACTGCTAGTGCGGTAGCTAAAGTAGAATCTAGCACTAACCTTAGCGGTACTTATCAGTATGTTTATACGTACTATAATTCTACAGATGGTACAGAATCAGCGCCAAGTAAAATATCCGCAGAAGTAACAACAACAAATACTAAGCTAAGTGTAACTCTACCAAACACTTCAACAGATCCACAAGTTACACACAAACGTCTGTATCGCGTTGGCGGCTTAGCTACTCAATTTACATTAGTTGTACAGCTAAGTAAAACCACAATTACTTATACAGATAATTTATCATTTGCGGAATTAGACGGTAGGCAGCTTGAGTCAGATAATTACTATGAAGCACCAACAGGTTTAAAATACTTAGTTGAGTCTTACGCAATGTTGTTTGGAGCAGTTGGTTCATCTTTGCGATTTACACCAATTGGCGTACCTAATGCTTGGCCTCCAGAGTTTGAAATACAATTTGACCAAGACATAATTGGCATTGGTGCTGTTGCTAATGGCATTCTTGTATTGACTAGATTTAAAACATTTATTGTTGTTGGCACTGGTCCAACTACATTGTCTCAACAGTCTTTACGCGGTGATCAAGGTTGTATAGCATTTGAGTCAATTAAAGAAGTAAAAGCAGGCATGATTGTTTGGGCTTCAGAAGATGGCTTGTGT